TCGAGACTTGTACTATCCAGAGATTTACCGAGGGGGTTATAGACGATTATGGCAATCCTACCTTAACGTGGGCTGACCATTTGACTGAGGCGTGCCGTCTTAACGCCAACAAGGGGCGAGAGTTAAAGTTCGGTGCTGAGATTGTAGTTGCTGATTATAGGTTATTTCTTGGGGATGTTGATATTACCGAACAGGATAGGGTTGTCTTAGATGGGAAGACGTACGAAGTTTTGTTAGTTGAAGAATACGCAGACAGCATAGCCGACCATCACAAACAGGTCTGGATGAGGATTGCAAGATGAAACTAAAAGTAGATTGGAAGGTCAACCTGAAAGATAAAGAGGTTATGGAGAAGGTTGAGGAAGCTGCCAAGAAAGGACTTAAAGAGGTTGTGATTGCAATAGCTAACGATGTGATTAAGGGAAGCCCTGTTAAAACTGGTCACAATAAAAGGTCAATAGATTATAAGTCTACAGAACTGGAAGGGTCAATCTATTCAACTTCTGGCTATGGGGGATTCTTAGAGACTGGAACTTCCAAGATGCCAGCTCGACCTTATTTCAAGCCAGCCTTAGATAGGAATGCTAAGAATTTACCTAAGAATATAAGGGCACATTTATGAGCGTAGCAGATACTAATTCAATCATAAGAGCTTATCTGGCAACTAGCACAACCTTAACCACATTGGTCGGTGCTAGAATATATTGCCCTAGATTACCTGAAAACGCAACCTTGCCAGCGGTGTCATTCTTTAATAGAGGTGGTGCGTCAACTCCTTACATACCGGGATACCTAGACCCCAGTATTCAATTCGATTGCTGGGCACATGACCCAGTGGAAGCCCGTAAGGTTTACCGGGCTGTGTATGATTCGTTACAAGGAATTCAGAATACCTCAGTAGCAAGCCCAGCCCATGTTATTGGAACTGACTCAAACGATTATAATTGCATTCTAGCACATACCTCAAATGGAAGAAATAAACCCATCACCGGAACTTTAACGGCTACTTATTGGGTAGCTACTGGTGGAACCGGAGTAGGGTCAACGTGGATATCAGGACAGTCTTATAGGCCGACATACGATATTCTATCAGCTATAGAGGAGGTGCAAGGACAAGATTTAGTTGACGAGTCAATCCCCAACTATTTCAGAACATTATCGTTCTTTCGGGTAACTATCCGTGCAGAGTAGCTTTGACGAACTGAGAGCCAAATCTGGGCGTTTATATAATAAATCAATAGTATCTATAGGGGGTAAGTAAATGGATAAGGAAAAGAAGGTCGAGGAAAAGGTCAAACCAAAGATTCAACTCGACCCAAAACAACTTGCATCTCGCAAACGAGCTCATGAAGCTAAGGTTGCGAAATTCCTAGCAGGGGGTGAATTTTAATGACACAAACAATTTCCAATGTATTAACAGGAGTAGCAACGCTTGAGGTTAAAAGCCCTGACACTATGCGGGCTGAATGGTCTGAAGAGTTTGTTACTGAGGGTGACTATTCGGTAAAGTTATCTAAAGCAGCGGCAGGTGACTATGGTAGCACACATGTTCAAATCACACCTTCTGGTGCGGCTGCTGCACTGACTTGTAATGAGTGGACGAATCAAGCCGCAGCTTGGGGATATGACTATAGAAGATCTGTGACCGCAGGAGTGGCATGGTGGATTGGCATGGAGTGTCGCTTCTCTGATCCAGATAGTAATAGCTGGATTGATATAACTAGCACAGCTCCAGTTGTAGTAGGCGATGCAATCTGGGCTACTAGAACCTTTGCCCCTGGTGCTGATACCGCATACTATGGGGGTTGGTCTGAGTTGGATGGTTCATTCTCTAACTATACGCCGCAACAAATGGACGGTCTTGTAGCTGATTGCTTTGGTGCTGGGGCTGGTGCTGGTTGCCCTAATCAGCATGCTGAAACTGATCTAACGACTTGGGTACTGACTAGGGTTAGATTAGAGTTATGGGAGACCGCTACTGAGCGACAGTGCTTTGTAGATAACATTCAACTTGAAGGCGTCACTTATAATCTGGAGCCAGGAGATGCCGAGACAGCCGGGATAAGGCTATCGTCTATGTTTACTGAGGTTGGCTATACCGAAGATGGTGTGACAGTGACCTATACCGATACTAGCAATCCCATAGAAGTCGAAGAAGAAACATTCCCGATTGACTGGGCATTAGATGCTGAGAGAGCTGAAGTGACCTGTAATATGGCTGAATCCTCACTCTATAATATGAGCATCGCAATGGGTGGGAGTGAACTATCTGGTAGTATCTTAAAACTTGGTGGGGGTACTATGAAAAAGCTCAGTATTCAGGTTAGGGCTATCAACCCAGCAAGTCATATTCGAGCAATTCTGATACCGTCATGTGTTGCTACTGGAGCAGTGGGTATGCCTTATACCAAGGGTGCTAAGACTGTAGTGCCTGTAACCTTCCAAGCTCTGAAAACTACGGGTCATCTGGCAGTTAGTATTGTTGACAATGCTCTATAGGTAGACTAGAAAGGAGATAAAATGGAAAGAAGCGAAGAAGATAAAATCCTTCAAGCTCCTCTTAAAGTAACATTGGGGGACGTAGAATATTCTATTGCCCCCTTAGTTATCAAGGAATCAAGGGAGTGGAAGAAGAAGGTAATTAAACTAATAGCACCACTCCCCAAACTAGCAGAGACGGCACTAGATACACCGGAGTCGTTTGAGCAAGCATTGACTACTACTTTGATTTCAATGCCAGAAGAAGTAACCGAATTATTCTTTCAATATGCCAAGGGACTTGATCGAGATAACATCGAATCTACCACTACTGACCATGAGTTATCCCAGGCATTCAAGGAGGTCATCGCGTTTGCATTCCCTTTAGCGGAGAATGCACCGGACATTCTGGCGAGGCTGATGAAGAAGCCCCAATAGGTGATATGTTTGAACTCATGATGGTTGAATGGCACGTTACACCAGACTATGTTGTAAACAACTGGACGGAGGAACTCTTTAGCTTAATGATCGAGAAATTGATAAAACGAAGCAAGCGAATATCAGGCACGATTCCTAATAATACAGTTAGCGCAGAACTGTTGGCTGCACGGTCAAGGGGTATGATAGAGGTTAAGCATGGCGATTAGTCTAGGGGATGCTCTACTTAAATTAGGTGTAGATAAGGGCAACTTCGACAGAGACATGAAGGGCATAGGTGCGACTATACAGAAGCACCACAAAGCCATAGGTATCGCAATGACCGCTGTGGGAGCGGCGATTGTTGGTGGTCTTGCTATGTCTCTAAATGCTGCTGCTCAAGAGGAAGCTGGGATAGAACGTCTACGAATGGCTATGCAAAACGTGGGCATATCGTATGACGAGAATAGAGAGAAACTAGAGAAGTTAATCAATACTCAACAGCAAAAGACCGCTGTGGCTGATGATCAACAGAGAGCCGCCCTGTCTACATTAATAACAATGACTGGCAATTTAACAGAAGCTCAAGATTTACTTTCGCTGGCAATGGATGTTAGTGCCGGTACAGGAAAGGATTTATCCAGTGTAACCTCCACACTAGGTTATGCGTTGGCTGGTAACTGGGGTATGGTTAATAGGATGATCCCTGCTCTTGCTGAAGTGGAAAGTGCTGAAGAGAAGTGGGCGTTCCTGAGAGAGAAGTTCGCCGGGCAGGCTGAAGCCTATGGTGCAACCCTAGCCGGTCAAATGCAGTTGTTAAAAAATAATATGGGTGATGTTGCTGAAGCTATAGGAGGAGCCTTAGTGCCAGTAGTTACAGATTTATTTGAAAAAATAATGCCGCTCATAGAAGGCATTAAAGAGTGGATAACCGAAAACCCGTTCTTAACTAAAGTAATCGTCATCTTGGTTGGAGCCATTGGTGGGCTACTCTTAGTCTTTGGGCCGATGTTGATAATGCTCCCTCAGCTCACAGCTGCCTTTGGTATTTTAGGGGGAGTTATTACTACGGCAGTCATTCCGCCAATTATTGCCTTAGTGGGAATCGTTGCTCTGGCAGTAGCTGGCCTTGCGCTCTTAGGATTTGGGATTTATAAACTAATCAAACATCATACAGACTGGAATAGAATTATAGAGCAGTCTGAGAGACGGAACGAAGCTCTGGCAAGGTCTAATGGTAAGATAACCGAAGAAGTAGTTAAGGAAACTAAAGCCTATAACGAACTAAGGCGAGAGTATGGACAACTAACCGAGGAGGAAGAAGCCGCACTAGACAGAAGTGATGCCATAATAAAAGGAATAGAAGATGGCACTTATGCTTATAATGAATTGACTGGAGCATTGGAATTAACTGCTGAAGCCAGGGCAAACACTGTCGAGGCTCTAATGGCTGAGGCTGATGCTCAACACGCGTTGGTCGCAGAGGTTCAAGCTGAGATAGACAAGCGTAAAGAGTTAATGGGTATATTGGGTAAGCTCTACCCAGGTGGATTATCAGAGAAAGAATGGAATGAATTGATGAGAACAGGCTTCTTTGATACTCTCGGAGGAAGTACAGCTACCAGCCGGGCTACCGGCGCATCAGGTCTTGGGCTACAAACCGGAATACCAACGGCAAACATAACTATTGAGCTAGATGGTGAAACGATAGCCAGAAAGGTTGAAGCTCCTATAGTGGGTGATATTAGATTAAGTACAGGGGTGCATAGCTAATGGGCGACTTAGAGCATAAAGATGGTATATATACTGATAGACTAACCAAAGTAGAATATGAAAGCCTTACTGAGCATATAGTAACAGGTGGGGCGTTAAATGAATTTCTTATAGTACAAGCTGACGGGACACTAGCCCATAAGACGGCAGTCGAAGCTTTTGCTGCGGGTGCTGGTGTAATTTATTATACACCTATATTTGTAACAGAAGATACTAATTACGATAGGGTCGGTGTTGAGGTTACAATAGGGGCTGCGGGTAGTGCCGAAATTTGGTTATATGAATGGGATGATGGTTTACCAGGAGATAAAATAGCAGACCTTGGGGATGTAGCGGATACAACTAATGTAGTATTAAACCAAGTTGTTATAAACTTAAATTTAGTAGGTGGGACTTATTACTTTTTAGCAATTCGATGTACTGGTACTCCCACACTGAACGGTGTAGATGACAGGAGCTGTAGCCTTATTCCAGTACCTTCTGTTTCAGCAGGATTCCGTACTCCTGGTACAATTATGACAGTAACGGCTGCATTAGCTGACCCCGCTCCAGCCCCAACAGGTATAACGTCCATTGGCTATGCTACTTTAGGGTTGAGGGAAAGCTAAATGCCATTTCCGTATAGTTGGCCATTAATTTGGGGGGTGCTTCCTTCTGCTCAAGTCTTAATGCAAGCTGATATTCAGAGACTAGTTAAGCATACTCTCTTAGTGCAAACACGGATTGAAGAGCGGAGCACGGCTCAATTCTCTATCTATGACGATGACGGTTCGCAGGAATATACTCAGGGAGAGCCGGTATCTATTTGGGACCACGCTGATACCTGTATCTTTCGTGGATTCGTGGCTGACCCAGGTAAAGCTATAGTGGCTCCACAGGGCGGGCTTTATCACCCTATCCGCTGTATGGATCAGCATTATTTAGCGGACAAAAGAAGATGTGCTGCTTCTTATACCGGGGAAACTTGCGGCTTTATGGTTGATGATATA